CACCTTCGACGCGGCACAGCATGGGGGGAAAGGCCCGAACAACTTCACGTGGGAACAGATGCGCCAGTGGGTAAGGTTCAAGGTCAGCGATGCGACCCGGAGAGACATGCTCGCCCCGCTCGAATCCCCGAAGGACATTCAGGATGTCACCGACGCGATCGCGGCAGCCGAAAAGACCAACGAGTACCTCTATACCATCGACTTCGACCACGGCTACTACATGATGAAAGCCGTCTGCTCTCCGGTGCCCGGTGCCCCCACCCAGTACAAGTATCAGGTCGTAGTGGCCTCCAGCGGGCTCGACAAGATTTGAGGGCCGCATGGCTGACCCCTACGACACCCCGGAGGAGCGGAAAGAGATCCTCTCTTTCTATGACGGCCCGTTCAGCACCTGGCGGGAGATCCACATCACCGTCCGGGGCGCGTATGCAGGGCTCCAGACCGGCACCTTCGAGAACCTCCCGAAATGCCCGGCAGAGTGGAGCGATGAGGGGCAATACTACGAGGGTGCCGCCGCCATCGCATACGACCTCAAGCGGGGCAGCCAATCTGCAATCCTGACCACCATCACCCTCATCGGGGGCTACCTGGCACTACGGGGGGGCTCCTGATGCACCCCTACCGGCTCCGCATGGCCCTGATCATCGGCTGCACCTGCCTGTGGGTACTCGGCTGGGCCCTGCTGCTGGTCAAATGGAACACACTATGAACACCTCAGGGGCGGCGTCCGGTATCCGTCTGGAAAGGCTATCCGGTACGGTTCGCGGAGCTCTTCACTGCTGCGTGGCTCGACACCACCCTGCCCCCCTCCCCCGCGTTGCAGTGGGTCCTGCTCACACACTTTCCTGCTGCACCCGGGGATTCCATCACTCCATGCCCGGACGCTACCTCGGAGGCTCACAGCAGTCCTCCGCCGGGCAATCACCCTGCCGGATGAAAGAGGAAAAAAGAACCGCGAGAGCCCCTGGGACATGCAACCTCATACACAGGATTTAGTACCGCGATATTCTTCCTCATGATTTCTCCTCTCACACCGAGAAAATTGACCAATAACAAGGTAAATAAAATATCCTCTTGAGGCAGGGACCCCGCAAGGGGAACAGCATCCACCACCACGACCGGGTCAAACCGGCGGGCGGCATCCATGACCAAGTACCCCATAATCCTGATCCTCCTCCTGCTGATGCTGGTAGTGCCAGTCCTCGCAGGAGAATCCGATTGGGTGATAATCACGGATCCCAACGTCACGTATACTGAAATCCCGACCGTGCTGGCGACGGAAATACCAACCGAAGTCCCGACAGGGCATATCCCGACAACCTCACCAACCGAGATCCCGACCCCGGTCCCGACCGCAGAACCTACACCCGCAGCAACACCGACCAGCACCCCCGCTGGGACGCCAACCACCACGCCCGGCCCGGACCCCCTTGTCTTCACCTGCGATCCTCAAGCGATCTACGTCAACGACAGCATCATTTGTGCAAGCCCGATGGGAACCGGGAAAAACGCCCTGACCTGGTATTGGGGAGATGGTGAGACCACGTACACGATCGGCAACAGTTCCGGCCACACCTACCTGACGCCCGGCACGTATACCGTGATCCTGCGGTCATCCATCAACAGTTCAGCGATCCAGATTGTCCGGAAAACCGATTATATATCCGTGTCTGGCGTTGAGCCGGTAGAGATTCCCACGACCGCAGAACCTACCCCGGAGATCACGGCAACGCCATCACCGGAACCAACAACCATCCAGCCAACCGCAATCCCGACAACACCGAGCGGTGAGCGGCGGATCATCCTGGAGATCAGCGACCGGGTGTACAATCTCATCAGGGAGATCTTCCGGCTGCCAGCCCCGGCACCGGCAGTAGCGGGGCAGGTATGATATCCTCACGATGGCTCATAGTGGCGGCGGCGCTGCTGCTGGTGATCAGCCCGGCAGTTCAGGCAGGTCTCCCCACAATCAGCGTTATTTATTCTGGGAATACGACGATCAAAGATGCGCTGGTCTTAAAAAGCACAGATGCAGACCGGGCAACGTATATATCCGGTATCATCGGAGACAACCTTAAACCAATAAAATTCCCGTATTTCGTTTCTGACGATAAACTGACCTCCGATAAAACCGTCATCGCCGTTAACGGGTACCGGTGTAACAACGCCACCCCGCCGCGAAACGAACCAGCCAACACCTGCGGGTATTGGATCGCGGCAACCAAAAACAAAAAAGAGGTTCAGACCAACAGCCCGATCTGGATTTACCCATCGCCATACCAATACGTCACAGTTGCGACCAACTCTACCGCTAACACGGTTACATACACCATATCCGAGAACCCCCAGGCCGCGTTTGAGCAGATGATGATCGAGTACGTCCGGAGCAGGCCGGTTGGGAAAGCGACTACAGGTACACCATTATGAAACGGCTGGCCTTTCTTGTTCTGGTTCTCTCATTACTTGTCGTCCCGGCACTTGCGGATACCCTGATCATTTACCCCGACCTCGATACGGAGGTCAAAAACGCGGTGCACAATTCGACGTATCCCGCATTATCAAGAGGCGCCGGGACTTCCGTAGAAAGCCCGACGGGCGCGTATAACCCGTATGTCAGGGCAGATACCTTATCGCCCGAGTTCTACTATATCCATAATTCAATCCAGGTTTACAACACCACGTCGGTACCGGATACGGCGACAATCACGAACATTACACTGTCCATGTCTTTCGCGGGTGACGCGGCTGTTGGACTTGGTGCGGATAGTCTGGTCATTATCGGCGCAAAACCGGCCAGTAACACTACAATCGTCGCCGGGGATTTCGATAGTTACCTTGATCCTGCCATCCGGTACGCTCCAAACGCTTCCTTTGCTGATATTTATTCAGCTGGCCGGCACAACATCACATTTTCAAATACAACTTGGGTCGACAAAGCAGGATTTTCATACCTGTATCTTACCGACACCTATTTTGACGACGGGTATTTCACCGGCACGTGGTCGAGTAACAAATACAATAACCTGGGCCGGTATTTCGTGTCGAATGCGGGACGACAGAAGATCCGTATATCGAAATCACATACACTCCGGCTGCCCCCCCGGAGACCAACATTGTTATAATCATCATCCACTACCTGCAGCAATTCCTCCACCTCGGAGCCCTGATTATATGACGATCTACCTACGACAATCAACGGCAAGTCAGGAGGTTCTCCTTGGGGCCCTCTTGGACGATGACGACGGCGTCACGCCGAAAACCGGACTGACCATAGCGAACACCGATATCACCATCTGGAAAACAGGCGGCACGACCATCGGAACCAAGAACAGCGGCGGGGCAACGGAGATCTCCGGCGGCTACTACTATGCTGTCTTCGATGCCACCGATACCGATACCGCAGGCACGCTCATAATCGCGGTCAAGATGGACGATTGCATCTATCACCGGCTCGAAGCGGTAGTACTGCCGGCGAACGTGTATGACAGCATGTTCAGCACGGACCTCCTGCAGGTAGACCTTACCCAGATCGCCGGGGCGGCAGTGGACGCGGCAGCCGCACAGGTTGGCGTGAACGTTGTGAACTGGAAAGGCTCAGCTGCTGCAGCCATGACGGGAGATGCCTATGCCCGGCTCGGAGCTCCTGCAGGTGCAAGCGTGAGTGCAGACGTTGCAGCTATGAAAGTCGATACGGCGGCGATCCTTGTAGACACTGCGGTTATCGGGGCTCTGGGTGCCGGTCTCACCGCGATCCCGTGGAACGCCGCATGGGACGCGGAAGTGCAGTCCGAAGTTGCCGATGCCCTTGCAGTGTATGACCCGCCAACCAATGCCGAGATGGAGGCCCGGACGCTCGTTGCAGCCTCGTATTTCGACCCCGCTGCGGATGTTGTAGCTCACGTGACGCTCTGCGATACCTGCACGACCAATACCGATATGAGAGGCACCAACAGCGCCGCCCTTGCCTCAGTGTGCACGGAGGGCCGGCTTGCTGAGTTGGACGCTGCCAATCTCCCGACCGATATCGCAGACGTACCGACAACTGCCGAGATCAAGACCGCCATCGAAGCCGCAGGAGGGCACCTTGCCCTCATCCTCGAAGACACCGGCACGACCATCCCGGCCACCCTCGCCACGGTTCTGCTCCGCATCCATCCGAACTCAAAGATCACGTCGCCGGTATTCTCCGTGACCGGCAAGATGACGAGCTGCACGGTCACCCGGTACCCGACCAAGGCAGACGCCGATGCCGGTACTAACGGCGTGGCTTATGCCGTGACCGCCACGTATGACGGCGATGATAACCTTGCGACATACGCAGAGGTAGCCACATCATGACGGACAACGGCACGTTGATACCAACCCGTGGCCGGCTCGGTTCCGGGCTTTACCAGGCCGTCCGGGGCCGGTTATGGTCCGGGGCCGTCCCGACCATCAAAGAGCGGGCATACGCAGGGGTAGCAACCATCCGCGACCTGGCAGGAACGCCAACAGTCCGGGATATCGCAGGGATCCCTGCGCTGATGGATAGAGCCGGCCCCGCAACGGTGGTGCCGATATGACCCGGTCACCGTGCAGGCTCGGCAGCACCTACCGGATCTCCGTCTCCTGGTATGCGTTCAGCGATGGCACCACGCTTACAGACCTTGACGCGGCCCCTACGCTCCAGGCATACCAGAGTGATGGCACTACCGCTGTCGGAGCGGCGATCACCTGCACAAAGGCCAGCACGGGCGTCTATTACGGCGACCTGCCGCTGACCACGGCCAACGGGTTTACGACCGGGCAATACATCTGGAAAATGGCCGGAGCGAGTGCTGCCAGTGCAGTCAACCAGACCGGTGAACTGCTCATCAGCCATACGGTGTGATGTCCATGCCTGAACTATCCAGCCCCGGCCTCTGTGCGGGCGGTGTCCCGGTGGAGCCCGGCAAGATGGTCCGGTACTGCGAGAACCAGCCCGACCTCTCCATAGTGGAGGTGGACCCGCAGATAAAATACGTCCGGATGGGGGCGTATATCGTGGGTATCATCGACCCGTGGTGCCCGGCGGGGTTCATGAAGGTGATCTGAACGTGCAACCACGGGAAATCATTCACGAATGGCAATGAATGACGGGTACGAGCAAAATACCGGCGGAGAAGATCGAGGCGATCAAGAAATACCTGGAGAAGGGAAACGCTCAGAACAAAACCGCGAAAAAATTCAAGGTATCAGACGGGCTGGTCAACAAGATTTCAAAGTCGATGAATGGCGCCCCCTCCCATTCACCCCCAAAAAAAGCAATAGCCGCCCGGAAAGCCTACGCGAAGGCGGACCGGCTCACGGTCCTGCACAAACTCATGGGGGCCATCGATGACGCTCTCAATTCCGCGGAGCTCAAGCCCGGTAACCTTCGGGACCTCTCCATTGCCCTCGGAACTACCATCGACAAGTACCGGCTTGAAGAGTCAGAGGACGAGGACGGAAGATCGGGCATCGATGATCTCATGGATGCGATCAAAGAGGAGGCGGATGCATACGAGAAATCTGGATCTCAAGCCTCCTAAAGGCAAAGGCGCCTGGTCGATTGCGAACGCCAACAAGCGCCAGAACATCTGGCACGGGAGCGTGAGGTCCACCAAGACAGTCAACTCCCTGATCAAGTTCGCCCATTGGGTCAAGAACGAGGCCCCGACGGGAGGGGACTTCCTGTTCAGCGGGAAGACACGGGACACGGTGAAAAGGAACGTGTTATACCCGCTCCGCCGGTACGTGGGTCGCAGGAACTGCAAATTCTCCGTAGTGAACGGGGAGGGCAAGCTGTACGGCAAAACCTTCTACATTGTCGGGGCAAACGACGAGAGTTCGGAGGAAAGGATCAGGGGACTGACGCTTGCAGGGGTATACATCGATGAGATCACGATTATCCCGGAATCGTTTTACCGGATGGCACTGTCCCGGTTATCGCTTGTCGGTTCAAGATTGTACGGCACTACAAACCCCGATGGCCCGTTCCACTGGCTGAAAAAAGAGATTGATAAGCTCCTCGATCATATGGCGGTGTTCCATTTCACCCTCGACGATAACCCGTACCTCTCCCAGGAATACAAGGACCAGTTAAAAGCCGAATACGGGGAGGGCACCCTCTGGTACAAACGGTATTGTCTCGGGCTTTGGGTGCAGGCGGAGGGGGCCGTCTATGATATGTGGGACGAGGCCCGGCACGTCATTGAGGAGCTGCCGGCAGAGGGGTTCGACTGGTATTATACCTGGATCGATTACGGCACCGCCAACCCCTGCGCCTTCGGTTACAACGGCGTGAAAGACGGGAAAGTCACCTGCATCAAAGAGTACTATTACGACGGCAGGAACTCGCAGAAACAGAAGACCGACATGGACATCTATTATGATCTCCATGCGTTCCTTCGCGGACTCCAGAACCGTTGGATCATCCTCGATCCTTCCGCCCTCTCATTGAAAACACAACTGCGAAAGGAGGAGGTATGCCGGGAATGCAGGGGAACAGGGGAGATCGACAACATCCCCTGCGAAGCGTGCGGCGGGAAGGGCAAACTATTCGCGTTCACCAACCTGAAAGACTGCGACAATTCTGTTTTGGACGGTATCCGTACGCTCTCATCATTCCTGCAAAACGGGCGGTACCACGTCCACAAATCCTGCAAGAATCACCGGATGGAGTTTGGAGCGTACACGTGGAACCCGAAAGCACAGGCACGGGGAGAAGACGAGCCGATGAAAGTTAACGATCACACGATGGATGGTGCCCGTTATGGGGTGCATACGCTGTTTGGACAGACCTGCGGCCACATCCGGGCAACGGGAAGAACACTGGAGAAAGCACGAACATGATGGATGATTTCAGGGAAACCCTTGTTGCTTGTTATGAAGAGGATTGCCGATTCAATAAGCCGGGTTTTGGCATTGAACCGACGTGCAATCTAAAGCTGATTGCAATCGGGAAAGGGGGCCAATGCAGCCACTTTGAGCAAAGGAAACCAGAGGACGAACAGACATGAGAATCACAGCACTTGGACGAACACTATCGTTAATGGAGGGCGACGGGTTGAAGAACCTCGTCACCCGGGCAAAGGCATGGAACGCACCGGCAGGGCTGGACCTCACGCAGGATCCCGCCCGTAACTTCCGGAGCATGAGAAACCTCCGCAACATCTACCTGCAGGGGGCATACGTGGCGGAAGGCGTGGACCTGTACCCGCTCTATGCTATCGGCAACGGGTATGAACTGGAGATCGACGAGGAAAAGGGCGATGGGGAAGCCGCAAAGAAACAGGTCGAGGAAATCCTGACCCGCCTGAACTTCTATGATGTGATGTGGCAGCTCATGGTCGATGCCGAAACCGTCCGGGACGGTATCGCGGAGATTGTCACAGGCAACGGGCTAATGGCGGGGAAACCCGTGAATGTCGTGGTCCGGCCTGCTGAATGTTTTGAGTTCGATACCACCATTGCAGGGGAGATCGTCAGCTACACCCAGAAATACGACAACCGGGGCAACTCCATCCAGCCCGTCAAGCTGGAGCCCGCCCAGGTGCTGCACTACCAGTACATGGGCCGGCCTGATTCTCCATACGGGATCTCGCTGGTCGAGCGGGTCGTGCACGACATCAAGCGGGATACCAGGGTCGCGGAAGCCATTGCAGCGGGTATCTGCCTGCACGGGACACCGAAATGGCACGTCAAGGCCAACAGCAACAACCCGGACGCGGCGGAGATGTCGGACGCCTCATTTAAGGCACTAGAAGACCAGTTCGCAAACTTCAACGCTAAAGACCAGTTCGTCACCGAGGGGGATATCGTGGTGCAGGCGCTGGATACCGCCGGCGTGCAGAACGTTCAGATGTATTCCGATGTCACCCTCACCCGTGTAGTTGCCGGCATGGGCATACCGGGCGAACTGCTCGGATTGAGGCAGGGCACCACCGATGCAACCGCCGTTACCCGCATCGGGGCCTTCTTCAAGAAAATCAAGAGCTGCCAGCGGGATATTGAACAGCTCTGGAACACGCAGATTATCGACAAGATCACGGGCGTTCCCGGCCTCATCAAACTGAAATTGCAGGATACCGACCCGCAGGACTTCGCAAAGATGGCTGCCGCGATCGCGCAATTGCGGACTGGCAGCGATCCGGATGTAATATGCCCGGCAGCTTGGGCCCGGGAACAGTTGGGGATACCGGAAGACGAGCGCACCGATGAGGAGAAACCCAAAAAGCAGGAGTTCCCGGCAGGGTTCGGCGGGTTCCCGTTCGGGGGGCAGCAGCAGCCCGAGGAGGACAAGAGCGATGAGGAAACCGCAGCCATGAACGAACTGGCAGCGGCAGCACACGCACTATCCGAGGCGGTCAGGGAGGGATAACACGCCCTCACCTCCGCTCACCCGGGCGATCTCCCGGTTCGCCCGTGCTGCAATCGGCCTGCAGAAGGTCCGGGAGAAGGACGCCATCGCCAAGGCTCACCTGCTGGATGTCGAACGGGTGTTCGAGGAACAATACCATCTCCTGATGTTCCGCTTTCAGTTCATGGAACCCTATTTCCCCGGCAACGAACCCGTGCGGGTGATGGAGGCCAAGAAAGCCATTGACCCCGACGCCCTGAAACGATGGAACGATATCTGGCGGGATGTCGAGGTCAAGACCACGGACGCCCTCCAGAAGACCGTCAAGGCCATAGAAGCGGACGCCCTGCTGAAAGGTGCTGCCCAGCTTGCCACCCAGATGCAATTCGACAAAAAGACCACGTTCAGCCTGTCGAACCCCCGGGCCGTGGCGTTCATGCGGAAGACGGGCGGCAGGCTGTCGTATATCAAAGACATCCAGGACACCACGAAAGAGAGCCTGAAAGGGCTGATGACCACGGCGCTGGATGAGGGCTGGAGTTATTCCCAGACGGGTAAGGAAATCAGGAAACTGTTCGACGGGCCGATCACAACCAAGCGGGCGCAGCTCATAGCTACCACCGAAGCGGGGAACGCATACGAGGCGGGCAACCGTGCCTTTGCTGACACGCTGGTTGATGATGGCGTCGAGATGGAAAAGTCGTGGGTGGTCTCCCAGAGTAACGTTTGCGACGTTTGTCTTGCGAATGAGGCAGAGAAATGGATCCCGATTGACCAGGCACACAGCAGCGGTGATCAGGAGCCGCTGGCGCACCCGGGCTGCAGGTGCTACGAGCAGTACAGGCAGGTGCGGGCATGAACTACAACGAGCGGATCTCCCTCTACATCATCGCGTATAACGAGGAGGAAACCATAGGCCGGTGCATTACCTCCTTTAAAGAAGTCTCTGACGACGTGGTGGTGATACTAGACGACCGGACAACCGACAGAACAGAAAAGATCGCGTGGGATCTGGGCGCACGGATCTATCATTTCCGCTGGATCGATGATTTCAGCGCCGCCCGGAACTATGCCCTTGACCGGTGCCTCTGGCACTGGCGGATGTTTGCCGATGCTGACGACATGCTGGATCCCGGCTCCGTGGGTATCGTCCGGCAGGCTGTCCGGTACGCCAACGAGAACGGGATCGACAGTATCATCAGCCACTATTATACCTCGGAGGTTAGCGGGATCCCCCTCACAGATAATGCAATGGCCCGGCTCACCCGTTACGGCACGATGCGGTGGGAGGGGAAGATCCACGAGTGCCAGAACTTCGATCGGACCAAAACCATGATCTCCAACATCGAAGTCTGGCACCGGAAGCCGAAGGCACGGAACAACAATTCCCGGAACATTGCGACGCTGGAGAAGGTCATCCCCGACTGCAAGCCGGAAGAACTGCCCCGGTACACGTTCTACTACGGCAGGGAGTTGATGTATGCCGGCAGGTATGACGAAGCTATCCAGATGTTCAACAGGTATCTCCCGATGTCCACATGGGACGCCGAGAAGCACCGGGCGATGTGTGATAAGGCTGAATGCTATTACTTGCAGGGCGATAAGGGGGCCGCTGACGCTATTCTGGCAGACGCTATCGCATACCGCCCGCAATGGCCGGACCCGTACGTGAAACGGGGCATTATCGCCCACGAGCAGGGCAGGCATGAGGATTGCCTTGCACTATTCGCGCAGGCCCGCGAGAGGCTGGAGAATGTGCACCCGCTGTTCAGCAACGGGGCGGTATTGCCGAAACTGATGAAGATTTACGAGGAAAAGACACCATGAGCAGCAAGAAACCCGCAGCAAAGAAAGCACAGGAACCGACAGAAGAACAGGTGATCGAGGTAGTAGAAGCTATCCCGGGTGTTATCTCGGGCAGCGTCGAGGTAGGGCGCCCGATGGCAGCACCGGAGCCTTCGATAGAGGACCGCGTGGCTGCCCTGGAGAAGGCCATGATCAAGGCCGATGAGTTCTGCACGAAACACAACCGTTACCATTTTGGCAGGGTATCGCAGGGATGACCTCGGGCAAACCTCTCCTGAACCTCGAAAAGGCGTATATTGATGTAGTGAGCGGGAAACTCTCACACTCGGAGATCGCCGCCCATCTCTCTCTTCTTTACGGCACCCCCCGGACCCGGAAGGGCATTATTGATTACACCCACCGGGCCAGGGCCGCCTCTTTTAATTAGTTAGTAAAAACCAAACAATACCCCTTAAGTTTCATATAAGTACATGCCCGCACAGGGTAACCCCATTTTACCGCCCGATGCATTATCCCACACCGGAGGCTCCGACCAGCAGCCTGCCGGCAGCGATTCACACCGGGCGCTGCAGGTCGCATTCAAACCGTCCAACCTCTTCGAGCTGGAAAGCGGCGATCTCCTGATCAGGGACGTGCCGCTGCTCGCCGAGGGGGAGTGGACAGACTCAGCAGTCAAGACCCCGCTTTTCTATCCCGCTCACACTCTCGAAGCATACGCCGGGAACTGGCTCAAAAAGACCGGCTACAACCGGCACATGGGGGGCGTTCCCCGCGATGAGTCCAACCGGGTAAGCGAGGCAATCAACCCGCATTTTGGTCAATTCGTTGACGAGGAGGGCACCACCCGCGCCGCTGTTCTCTCTGATCTCCTTGTCTATGGCAGCACCCCGAGCGGCCGGGCGATGCAGGAGATGATCAAGCGGAAAAATATCCGGTACGTCAGCGTCGAACACGGGGGCGATGAAGTGGAGAATCCGCAGACCCGCCGTATGGAAGCCAAATCGCTTGTTTTCGGGGGTTTTGCCTTCGTGAACAAGGGGGCCTGCAAAGTGTGCAGGATCAACGAGGCGGCTCCCGCTGATGAAACCACCCCGGCAGCACCGCCGGCAATTGAGGAAACTATGGCAGACACCAAGGAACTGGAAGCGATGATCGCCGCACAGGGAGCCCAGATGAAGGAGCTCTCCGAGGCGATCAAGGCACAGAAGCCCGCCGAGGTCAAGGTCGAGATCCCGAAGGAACTCTCGGCACTCCCGGGCACGATCAAGGAACTCTCCGAGCTTGTGAAGACACAGGCAGCCCGTATCGACGCGCTGGAGAAGGACGGCACCCCCAAGACAGGAGCCGGAGCACAGAAGGAACTCGAAGCCCTACCGGCGTTCTACGTCCCCGTAGACCGGAAACGGGGCACCATAGGAGGCCAGTAACATGACAGCAACCACCCCGGTCGCATTCGACCCCGCCCCGCTCCATCTGGGGCTTACTATGACCTTCAAGGCCACAAGCGCGATCCTCGCAGGCCAGATCGTATCGTTCGCCGCAACCGGTGTGAGCCGGTCAGTGGTCCCCGCGACCTCGTCCACCGGGGCACCTATCGGTGTAGCCGCACACTCACAGGCAACCGCCGGCGCAGATGTCACGGTCCTGATGCAGGGCTGTGTCTGTAAGATCATGCTGTCCGCAGATGACGGCACCGCAGATGCAGGCGACTGGATCGGCGTGTCGACTGTCGCAGGTACGGGCGTTGTCCGCGACCCCGCGATCCAGGCACACGACACCATTGTCGGGCTGCAGAACGCGGTCGGGCTTGCCCTTGATGATATCGCCGCCGGTGCAGCTACCGTTGGCGGCACCGGATACATCCTCGTTCAGACCTCATGCCCGGTCTGTGCAGCGAGCTAAGGAGGGACTGAAACATGACACAACTTTTAGTAAGGGCTCTTGAAGCCGCAAACGCCGGACCCTCTGAAAAGAAGATCCTCCAGGACCGGATCGTATCCCGTGACCTTGCAGCATTCGAGCGGCAGACCGGCACCCGGTATGTTATCGAAGGCGAAGATGGCAAGATGCACAACGCCCGTGAACTGCTCCTCTCGGAAGCAGTCGAGACCGGCACGCTGGTCCAGACCGAGATCAACCGCACCATCATCGAGGGTGCTGAACCCGCCCGCTGTATGCGTGACGCGGTGCCGATATTCCCGATGAACTCCAACGTCATGCAGATCAATATCGGGGATTCCGGACGGTATGCGCCCTTTGTAGGTGAAGGTGCTGAGTTCACCATCAAGAACCAGGACTACACCGCCCGCACATGGACTGCGAAGAAGATCGGGGAGATCCCGCTGTGTACCAAGGAAATGGTGGATGACGCCCTCTTCTCCGTCATTGAGATGGAAGTCCGAAAGGCCGGGGAAGCCTGTGAGAACACCCTCAACCAGTGGATGCTCGCCTGTCTCCTTGACAACGCCGGCAACGAGTACGACATCAACGCTGCAGTTGCGGCCCTCGGTGGCGCAGCCGCAATCCGTGAGGCAAAGGCCCTGATCGCCGCTGACGGATACAAGGCGGACACCACGGTCTACACCCCGCAGGTTGAGACCTATATCTGCAAGGACTACACGCCCATCGCATACAACCCGGTAGCACAGGAACAGATGCGGACCGGCCTGCTCCCGATGATCCTCGGGACCAAACTGTATGAATGCGGTGTCGATATCTCCACCACGTCCGCGCCAACCACGTCCACCTACGTATGGGGCGCACCCACCGATGGCTATATCGGCATGTGCCTGTTCGACAAGGCAAAGTGCGGCGGGATCGGGATGCGCCAGGACCTCTTTGTTGAGGACTACCGCGACCCGCTCCGTGACCTCGTGAGCGGCAAGGTCTCCATGCGTGTGGCCTGCCAGTACGGGCTCGCAAACGCGATCTCCCGTGTCGAATACGGTGGAGCATAATCCGGGGGTCTAATCCCCCATGCTCACCACCCAGAACAGCGGCAAGTATCTCACCCGCAGCTATGAGCGGGATAAGAACGCGGGAGAGCTGGACAGCAGCAACCTCACCGCAGCCGATATCTCCTTTTTGGAGATCCAAGACGGCGAAGGGCAGATGAAAGCGGATCTGGAAAAGTTGCGGGAGAAAACCGATGGCATACTGTACAACGAGTGAACTGGTCAACCTGACCGGCACGACAAAGAGCGCAACCGTCCAGGGTGCCATCATTGACGCTGCAGACCGTGAGATCGGGGCATACCTGGGAGCCAGTGGCATAACGGGATCCGCCTGCGATGCCCTCAAGGAAGCGTCCCTGAAACTCTCGCAGGCGGGTCTTCTCAATCTCCGCGTGCAGGAAGGGGAGTATATCCAATCGTCCGGGGAGTTTGTCTCTGGCGTGGATGCAACCGCCGCAACGGATATTACCAACGCGGCCCGTGCGCTCCGGAAAGACGCCTTTGCCCTTCTTGACAACTACATCGCAGCACAGAGCACCAGCCCCGGCAGCGTCCGGGTATCCCGTGTCCGGTCGAGGTGCCACTGATGGCTCCCGACTGCGTAACCGCCGATACCTGCGCACTCCACCGCGAGCTTATCGAGACGAAATTAGCGGCCTGCAACGCCCGCGTGGATGGCATCCTGGTAGAGATCCAGGGGGTTCGTGACCTGCAGAAGACGATCCTCTATGCCCTGATCCTGATCGGGTTCGGTGTTGCCTGCACGCTTGCGGGGGTAATCGTTGGCCGGGGTCTTGATTTCGGATGGATGATCCCATGAGGTGCTACTGATGGCCGGCTTCTCGTTCGATTTCTCTGCAATGAACAAGTTCGCCCGCGACCTCGGGAAGATAGTGGCAGACATCCAGAAGAACGAGAGGACCGCCGTCAAACTTGCCGGGAACGAGTACAAGTCCGACGTGCAGAAGATCATCCAGTATAAGACCGGCACGCTCCGTCGGTCGGTTCATGTCGAACTGACAACCGAAGGACTCCGGCAGGTTGCTCTCGTTGGCACCGATGTCCCGTATGCCCGGCGGCTGGAGCTCGGGTTCATGGACAAGGATTCCCGGGGCCGGGTTTATCACCAGGCTCCAGCACCCCGCTGGCGTCCGGCGTTTGACAACAACCTGCCGAAATACCGGGCCATGATGATCGCCGCACTTGCCGGGAAACCGTATGCTGAGGGTATCTGATGAAGGATATCACGCTCGCGGTTATCACGAAACTGAAAGCCAACACGACGCTCTGTTCATCGACCTACGTCGGGGCAACACCCAACCAGCGGGTCTATCGGGCATCGCTCCCGCAGCTCCCGACGTTCCCCTGTATTGCGGTCACGAAGATCGACAGCAGGCGGCTTAACCTGTACCACAACGGCAGGCGGATCGGGCAGAGCCGGGTCCAGTGCACAACGTTTGCAACGAAAGACGTGGATGCTGCCACCATCTCGGAACTTATCGCGGATACCCTGCACGGGCTGACCAGCACCACGCCCGGCGTCGGGGTCTACGTGGTCCGGGTGGATGACGGCGGGGAACGGGTCGATGCTGACCCGAACCTCGGGAAGTACCTCTATCACCGGGACTTCCTGATTCAACACTACTACTAACGGAGGAAAGAGGAAAATGACTAACCAAGTCGTAACCGGAAGAGGTGTAAACCTCATCTATGGGACCACCGTTTTTGGAGAGATCCAGAACGTGAGTGAGATCATGGAGACGATTGCCAAGATCGACACGACCTCCCATAACAATGTAGGGGCGGTAAAATCATACCGGCCCGGGTTCAGTGAAATTGCCGAGCTCTCGATCGATGTCGGGTTCACCGGCGCAACGGAGCAGGCAGCCATCGCTACCATGAAAGCGGCAGGCACGATCAGCACATGGCAGATCGTTGCTCCGTGTGCTTCGGTAACATACGCATGGTCGTTCCAGGGCTATGTCAGCGCCTGCAGCACCCCGACCTTCGACAAGGACGGCAATGCAAAGATGTCCTTCAAGGTCCAGCCGTCCGGCACAATCACACCGATCAGCACCGCCGTTGCCGTTGGCGTTACGGACATTGCGATCACCGATGCCAACACAACGGCACTTACCCTGTCGCCGGTCTTCGCTGCCACTACCTACGGGTACCAGATCACAACAGACCTTGCGGATACCGGCGTGAAGTTCTGCATCTCAGGCACGGGCACCGGGGAATCGGTGTATGTCAACAACGTGCTCGCCACTGCCGGCACGACCGGGGACGCCATCACCATCCCGACAGCTGCCGGCAAGGTGCTCATGATCCCGGTGGTCAAGTTCTGCACCGCCTGCGTGCCGAAGGTCTACTGGATCGAAGTTACCCACGGGTACGTGTAAGGTGCGCCTGTGCCTGACGAATCGTTCCCCATAGAGATCGGGGGTGAAACCCTCGCCCTCCGTTTTGAGGACAGGGACGTGCGGGAGATCGAGAGGTCCCTGTCGTTGTTCGAGGCGTTCCACCCGACACGCCGGACCTACGATAACGCTGCCCTGTTCCTCTGGCGGGGGTTGCGCCGGGAGAATGGCAGCGGCACCCTTGACTATGCGATCCAGCAGGGGCCGCCGGGCAAGGAGCTGGCGTTCCGGATGGTTAAGGCGTTCTGCCAGCAGTTCGCCGGGCCTGCAGGAATGGTAGTGCTCTACGGCTCATTCAACAGGGCGCTCATCGTGTCCGGCTGGTTCGGGGAACCGAAAGAGGATCAGCCGGCAAAACCGCAGCCGGAGCGTGAGGAAAAAAACTAGCCACGGCCTATGAGAAGGCCAACGAAGGGATCGCCTTTGGATTGTGCGGGCTAACCCCCCGGCAGTTCCAGCGGATGACCCCTGCGGAGTTCTTCGCCATCGCACAGGCCAAAATCGAGCAGCGGAACGAGGAATGGAGATACATGGACATATTGAACGGGGTCCACTGTTCCGTGCTCGCAAACACCCACCGTTCAGCATCGACACCGCCGTATAAGGCAGAGGATTTCAGGATCATGAAAGACAAGACCGAACGACAGACGCCGGAACAGATCATGGCAGTCATGAACGGGATGGTGAATCGGAATGGCTGACGACGACGGTATGATGCAATACTTTGCAAAACTCGGGCTCGATGCGTCAGAGTTCCTGAACGGTATGCAGAAATCGCAGGCCGGCGTCCTTTCGTTTTACCGCGATGTAACCGTAAGCCTCAACATGACCATGATGATCTTCGACCGGTTCCTTGCATACGGTCAGGAGTTCGTCAACCTCTCGAACCAGGCAGCGGAATACATCAGTACCATCGACCGGCTTGCCGTCACTACCGGTATGAGCACTGAAGAGCTCGAACGGTGGGCGAACGTGGCCCGGTACGCGGATTCTGATATTACCACACTCGCGGCGTCGATCAATAAAATGCAGATGAACCTCTCCGCGTCCGGCACGGCAGGGGACGAGGTCCGGCAGATGCTGGCCGATATGGGCGTCTCGTGGCAGAACTCGGACGGCTCCATGCGGTCATCGGCGGAACTGTTCCCGGACATTATCCAGGGCCTCAAAGGGCTGGAGAGTTCGTCCGAGCGGGTCACGGTAGCTAACGCAATATTCGGGAAGTCATACCAGAGCCTTGCCGGCTACATGGACCTGAGCAAACAGGACATGCAGACATATTTCCAGACTGCGAAGGTCCTGACCGAAGAACAGACCGAAAGCCTCCGTGAGTACGAGAAAGCGATCAAGGACCTCAATGCCAGCACCGGCGCACTTGCCAACAC